GTCTTAAAAAAGAAAGCCATGAATTCGGCTAATGAGCCTGTCATGGATGCATTTAGAGACTCAGCAGTGTATGGCATTATAGCAGAAATAGTATATAATGGTAAGTGGGGCAAATGATTTTTACTTTTACAGGTCCACAGTGTTCGGGCAAGACTACTCTTTTAAAGAAGTGTAAAGAGTACTATGGTTCTAAGCTTTGCTACATTGATGAAGTTACTAGACTGATTAAACGCGAGTATGGGGTTGATATTAATGAAACTGGTGCAAATGATGTGACTCAAACTTTGATTCTTAATAAGGAGTTTGAGAATTTATTCTATAATTACAAAGGGTTTGGATTTCAAGGCATACTGCATGATCGTTGCTTGATGGATGGCATGGTGTTTACAACTTATTTTGCTAGAGGGAAGTTGAATGATTTTCCTGTGTCTAATAGTTTGGGATTGATGTACTATGTGAATCATATTCATAGGTATGATCATATCTTCTATCCAAGTCCTCATGATGTTCCGTTAGTAGATGATGGTGAGAGAAGTGTTAATAAAGAATTTAGAGATGCAATTATTGATCTATATGAAAATTTCTGGTTGTCAGATGAAAGACTAAAGGGAAAAGTAACTATCTTAAAGGGAACAGTGGAAGATCGAATGGAAGCAATTAAAATAAAACTTAATGAACACGGAATTAGATAACAGTAACATATCAAAGCATCTGGGCAAAATAACAGGATACAAGTGTACCTATGATCCATCTCTGCTCGTTAGAGAGCCCCGGGCTAACAACAGAAAACACTTGAATATCAGTGATGATGCACCTCCCTTTGCCGGTTATGATATTTGGAATGCATATGAAGTTTCATGCTTAACAGAATATGGCATGCCCATTGCAGCTGTGGCAAAGATTGTGTATCCTGCTAATAACAAATACATTGTGGAATCCAAGTCCATCAAACTGTACATGAATTCCTTTAACATGGAAGTGTTTGATGGCACAATAATTAACGTGCTGCAACAGCTTGAAGCAAAAATTCGTAATGATCTATCCGACCTATTAGAAACAGAAGTTCGGGTCTATGTTCGTTTGACCGCTGCAGTTGATGATAGTGTTTACTATCCGCCTATCTTTAGTAATGGCTCTTATCCTACTCTGGAGAATCTTATTGATGTTACAACTATTGAGACTGCAGATTACAAGGAGAATCCTAATTTGTTGAGCGCAGAATTATTAACTGAATCTAAGACTCAGAGATTTCATTCTGCTTTATTGAAGAGCAATTGCAGAGTAACATCACAGCCAGATTGGGGTGATGTGTACATTCACTACAAAGGCAAGCATCTGTTCAATGTAACATCGGTGTTAAAGTATGTTGTATCATTCAGGGACGAGTGTCATTTTCATGAAGAGATTTGCGAGACCATCTACAAAAGAATCTATGATAGATTTGAACCAGAAGAACTTGTAGTGTCTTGCTTGTATGTGCGCAGAGGTGGCATTGATATTAATCCTACCAGAGCAAACAAAGCAGAATTACTTGATAAAGTGCTAGTGGATCAGTACAAGTATTTTGTTAAAACACCGCGGCAGTAATTAGCCGTTAAGATTCAGTCTTCTGAGGAAGTCTGATACTGTGTGAATGTAGGAAACATTGCCACCGAGTACATCGTTATCCAAACCTGGTACGTACTGGAATGCTATATGAAATGGTGAAGACAATGTTGGATCTGCAACAACCACATTGGAAACGCCGTTGGCTGAAAGATTGATGGTTGTTGAAATATAGTCTGATCCATAAAATCCAATAGCAAATGTGGCTATTCTTGTTGCAGGCACATAAGAGCTACTTTTTACAAAGCCGTAGAAAAGGTTATTACCAGGAGCAGCAGATACTGTCAAAAGAATGGATGAATCGCCACCAGCAATGGTATTGCCAGCTATGGCTGTGAGTACAAATGAAAGAGATCCACTATACACTGTGTTGCTACCGGATAGAACACCTGTTGGGAAGTTGCTGTCAATCAAGCCGGAGGCTGGAATATAAGCTGTAAATGAAGAGACTGCACTATTGAATGTAGCAGTATTGGTTGCATTAGTAGAAAATGGAGCTGTAACTGTTGTTGCCATATAAAGTATTTATTCTAGATTTTGCACTTTTTTCAAGTATACAACTATTTTTCCAAAAAAAAAGGGCCCCGCAAGAGGCCCTTTTTTAAATTTCCTGGGACTGACCAGGTGAAAATATTTTCTTTTGATCCCCTGCCTATCAGGACAGAAGTGAGTACTTTGTTTAGAAGTAAACGGCTTGCTGACCAGGTAGGAATGCTGTGCCAAGACCCTGAAGGATGATGACGTGGTAGTAGAGATTAGCGCCAAAGATGTTGTCAACAACACCATAGCGGGTCAATAGACCAACGCGTGGAGCGAAGTCATTTGGACCAATTGTTCTCTGCACCATGACAGGAATGTACGGACAATAGATGATACCAGTGTCGTAGAATTCCGGACCCTTGTAGCCAAGGAGAGCATATTCAAGACGTGTTGTACGAGTATTTGCGACTGTAACACCGTTGGCTGGGAATGGACCCGAGCCACCGAAATTACCGCCAGCATTTGCTTCGAACTGTGCCTCTGTGCGTGTATCACGATACACGTTGAAGCGACCTGCGAGGGAACCCACTTTTGCAACTCCGACTGGCTGAGTATTAACATTACCCTGTACTGGTGCCCACTGGAATTCAGGTAGCATTTCGAGGATTGCGCACACACGAGGTGTTGCAACAACGAAATTAGCTGAACCACGGCGGTTACGTACAGCGATACGGTTAGCCTCAACGATGAGTCTCTGGTAGAAGTCACGATTGCGCTCGACGAGCCAACGGCCGTCTGCTGAAGCAGGTGACCAGACTGAGAACCCTTGGCCGTAACCGGCGTTGAGTGCTGTCTGAATCATTCTGATGATCATTTCACGATCGATTTCGGCCTGTAGCTCATAAGACATAGCGTTTGTGAGCTCAGTGTCGATATCAATACCGTTCATGTTCTTCAAGTCCTGCTCGAGTTCAACTGACCAACGAGCTGCGAGTCTACGTGTACCAGCTTCAACTGCAGTCTTCTCAAAGCTAACCACAATCTGTGGGATATTGCTTGTTAACTCAAACTGGCTGAGCAACTGAGCAACGCCACGATCTTGATCGAGCATCTGGAAGAAACCTGTGGCCCCGGACAAGGCTGATGACGAAGCACCAGTGAATCTTGTGTCGAGGTACTGGTAACCCAATTCAGGGTTAGCAGAGAGACCTCTTAGGTTGTTGTAGTACTGGGATGATGAACTTGCGTCCAACGAACCAGACTGATAACCTAAGTTGGTAGGCTCATACTTGTAACGAAGTGCGAAAGCAAGTCCGACAGGGCCGCTCATGGGCTGAACACCAACGATTTCGTTAGTGATCAACTCAGGGAACGTACGTCTGATCATTGGGATGAGAATCTTCGGAAGACGAGCATCGCCTGCGGCGTATGCGTTATCATTCTGTGATGGGAACTGGTTGCCGAATGAACCGGCGCCACCTGTTTCACCACCGAATACGCCTGAGCCAGCCTGACCATAAGGTAGGCCGCCTGCAGTACCACCGGAAGCGTTGTTAGCCTCAAAGCACCACTTTTCCTGGTTTTCCAAGAGAATGGCGGTATTGAGACGTGTGTGATCGTCTTCGATTGCTCTTACGTTGTTGGAAGAGTAGTCCAATACTGGACCCCACTTCTCAAGCAACACACGAGCGCGAGACTCATCAATGTATGCCTGTGTAGGACGGATTTGTTTTGCCATAATAGTATAAATTTCCTATTACTAATGTCGACCTTTATTTACTGTTCAGGATCTGCCTCAACAGAAAGCGAAATCAATACTTACCAAGCTCTGACATGTAAAGACCAAATGCTGGTTCATTACTTGCAGACTTTGCTTCCTGTTTCGATTCCTCGATTACGGGTCTGTCAACTTCTTTTGATACTGTTTCAGTGACAGCCTCGTTCTTTAGATTCTGGAGACGTTCTTCTTCGGTTTTCTCGAAAAGACCAAGTGTATACTTAAAGTTCTC